TCGCCCACGCATAAAACGTCATCAGGCTTGTATTTTCTGATGAATTGGGCGACATTCTTTACTGCTTTCTTATCTTCGTAGGGAACCTGTAAATCCGATATAACGACAATGCGCTTAATCGTCTTCTTCCTCATCCTCGTAGGGCGACTGATCTGGATTAGGGATAATCCAATCGGGAAGGCGCATCTGTTCCTCTATGTACCAGCGCGACTTATCTTCACCATAACCAGCCCTGACTAGAGCTTCATAACACTCAACAATTTGTGTAGCCCAAATATCTATGGGCTTTAGCGGTTCGCCTGTCTTACGCGCTGCGCTTTCCTTGCGCTTGCGTTTAGCGGCTAGTTCGCTTTTTGTTGGTTTTCTTGCGCTCATTAGTAAGCAATTCTAGAACCATGCGCTCAAGTTTATCGATGCGCGACACGATGTTTGATGCTTCCAAAATACCCGGCACTTCATGACGAATAATGTAACGCAGTCCCCCGACAATAAGGGCGCAGCATGAAAGAATGGCAGCAACAAAAGCTGCCCATTCTGCCGGTGTCATCGCCTTCCGAAAGCGCTGTCGTTAGGGTTGAGCCAGCGGAGTATAACCGGCAGACTCGCGACCAGAGCGGCATTGACAATTGCAGGTGCATCCCACCCAACCGCTAGATATGTTGCTATTCCGGCTGCTAGAAAGGATCTTGCCCAACTTGCGGCGACTGCTTTTAGTTGTCCCATTGATAGGTTCTCCTGTTAGTAAGGGTATTCTGAACATGCTGCCATCATGATCGCCCTTGGCAGTAAAGCTGCAATGAATATGAGTTTTGTGTGGATTAATGCCTTTGTAAACTCTCCACTTGTAATTACCACGCCATGAAGCAATCTTGCCATTGAAGATTATGTAAGAAATTCGTTTATCAGATCTGGCAAGTAATCGAAGTTGATCAGCAAGGTCGAACGCTTCGGATTTGTGGGATCTAAGATCAGCATCAATGTCGATGGCACGTACAATGCCTTCAACAGTAGGATTGTGATCGGACTTACGAGCAGCATGCTTCGCATCACCGATCCAGCCGTCTGAAATTCGATCTCTATCGGGGAACGCATCGTCAATCTGTTCGCGTAGTTGTTGCCCCGCTTTACACAACTTTGGCATTAGCTGAGAAGTAGTTTTGCTTCTTCTTCGGTAATGCCCAATTTTTGCAAAAGGGCTAAGCGTTTTGCTTCTGCTTCGGCTTTTTCGGCTTGAACTTTAATTTGATATGCAGCCCAACCCGCTTCGATTTGTGCCATTGTCGGTTGCTCTTGTTCTTCGTCAAGCCATTGAATGTCCAAGCCATTAACGGCAAATGAAGCATTGTCGGTGATGTGTTGTAATCCTTTTACGATTTGATCGTGTGTCAGCATTATGCACCTATCTCCATTAAAACGATTGATGATTGCATACCATCATTAAAAACAACTTCACGACCGCTTGTTGCCGATGGCATAGCCCCTTGAGTTTTATATACAACAGCCGATGTTGTCGCTGGCGAATCGACATAATCAAAATTGCCGCGCGATGATAACCGATTGTAAGTAACACCACTTGCGGCGGCTTCCATACCAACGAATTCGCCATTCCATGCAATTGCTTCTGTTGAATTGCGCATCAATCTAATTTTTGCATCTGCAATTGCGGCATTTCGCTGAACTTTGATGCCTTGAGTTACCATGACAAGAATGGTCGATGATGCTGATGTCGGAGTGATTGTTGCTGTTAAATTGGTATCAACATAAGTTGTGGAGTTATTAACTGTAACGCTAGTTGTCGTTGAACCAAATACGATTTGCTTTATTGCCCCGCCACCAGCAGCTGCCCATTTAACTTTATATGGACTAACAGTTGTGTCTGCAGTTAAAACCTGACCTGTTGTACCAATCGGTAAATTATCAAATGTTCCTGACCCTGTTCCTACAATAATGTCGCCCGCTGCAGTTATTTCTGTTGCCATAGCATTGGTAATTGTTACGGTGCCAGATGTGCCACCGCCACTAATACCTGTTCCAGCAGTAACGCCTGTAATGTCACCAGATGAACCGATGGAAACCCAATTAGAGCCGTCATAAACTTCTACCGCATTTGTGTCCTGTAAATAAGAAACCATGCCTTCAGCTAATACGCTTGATAGCGCGCTGGTGCGTGCAGCCGAACTTGCAAAGACCATAACGGTCTGCTCATTTAGGTATGTGTTTACCTGAGCTGCGGTTAAGACATCGCCCGTCTGAAATAACTTATAGCCTGCGCCTGCCATGTGTCTCCTTAGTAACTCAACACGTCCTCGCCTATTATACCGCTAATCGTGCTATCTAACACGAAACCGGCTAGTAAAGGCTCGGATGTGAATAGGGTTGTGTTCCAGCTTGATTTCGTAATATCGTGATGAATGGCGTTTACAAGGCTAGGCTGTGTAACGCTGGTAGATCCCGGCATGGTTTTGATAACCGTGATGCCGTCCAATAGGTCGATGTCCACGCCAGCCAAGGGCTTATTTGGGTTGGTATCGTCATATAGGTTAAGTTGGATGCTATCGATTCGGACTTCAGGATCCTTGCGTGTGGCTAGGATGCCGCGAGCTTGATTCAGGGACTCGGTATCAGTCTGAACTAGGATGCCTTCCCGGATGCCTGAGTGCAAAAAGTATTTATCTATGGAAGGTTGATCAAATACGTTCTGTGCCGTTCCGCCCAAGCGGTTCACAGTCACATCATTTGCGATGGTGGTATCGTCAAAAGCCACGACTGCATTTGTGTATGAGATATTTGAGCCTGTATCGCTGAACGTATAAACCGAAGTCGCTGGTCTAGTGATAAGTGAGTTGCGATCGACAAAATTGATCTTGGACTCACCGTCAATGAATATGCCACCAAACTCGCTGTTCTCGACCGTCTGTAATGCCTCTAAAACGTTCCTAGACGTGCCGGGATCGGCTTGTAGGGTACTTTCCCCAACATCGATGTTTCGAAGGCTTACAGGCCATTCTACGGCGTTTAGAAGGGCATCTACGCGAGCGCCTGAGAGCTGCCCTGCGGCTGCTCCCGTCACGGTTGTTATTGCCGAGCCTGCAAGCAGCTTAAAGGCATCCACGCAGCGAAGGGTTACGGTGCTTACATCCTCGTTACCCTGTCTGAAACCTGTATCATAGTTTGTGATATATCCTGAAAAGATGTAGTAATCCACGCCTAAATAGGTTGCATAAATAATAATCTGGCGTAATGGCACAAGATTGGGGTAGTAAGCGCCTGCGCTGTTGGTTGGGTTCCAATCGCCATTTTGATCATATAAGACCACATCTGCGCTGCCGAACTCAAACTTTGACGTAATGCGATTACGACCGCGCCGGATACCTACGCGAGTTACCAGGTCTGTAATCTCAACCGGCAAGGTTCCAGACCCTAGGCGGTTAGTCCCAAGGATGCCTTCAGTTGCAGATCCAAGGATTAGTGGGTCGGTTTCAAATGCGGTATCGCTATCAAAGTCCACGAATACGCGGATTGTTGGTGCTGGCATTACAACTCTACCGAACCTACAAGAATGCTCTTGCCGCTCTTTTGATATTTATACAGGCTATCGGTAATGGCTTCAACTAGGTCGCCTTGAGTTGTAACAGATCCTTGAACGTTCACAATCACCATCGGGTTATCGTTTTCTGCGCCGATTTGCAAATCAAATAGGGTCTTGGAGTTAATGCCAAGACCAGCGAAGATGTCTTGCAAGTCAGGGGATAGGTTTTGCAGATATGGTTTACCGGGACCTTCTCCGATGCTTGGCTGAGCCGGGAAAATTGGAATTGGAGCATTACGATCAGTAAACGATGGTGCTGGCGCTGTCGTGCTTGGAGCAGTTGTAATACCTGTTTGAGCATTAGCACTCACGCTTGGCATTTTCTTTAACTTTTCAGCAATGGTGTCTAGGTTGAAAATGATGTCTTTAAATACTTTGTCCCATGCTTCAAACGGATTCTTGGCTTTAGGAATGTTGCTAATGCCTAGATCTACTAAAGCCACCCTTGCTTGAGCATTGATTAACTTGCCGATAACCGTTTCAATGGTATCGCCTGTTCTAACAATTACTCCAAGGTTTGCCAAGGCTGGCGCGTTAAGCGCAAGCACAGCAGATGCCGCCTTATCCGCTGCCTCTGCTATACCGTTGTTTAAAGCAAGCAAGGCAATTAGGCGCAAACGCTGTTCACCATCGATTTGCCCTTGTAGGGCTGCAACGATTTGGATATTTTCTAAATCGAAGATAGTTCCAGCTCGCTTGAGCATTTGAGCTTCACGTTCACGCTTGGCTTTTTCTTTTTCCGCTTTAGTGGCTAGGGCGGCTGCCTTTTTGCGATCTGCTTCTATTTTCTTTTGTAGTGTTTGCTGCTTGCGATAATCTGCTAAGAATTGGCGATTAGCCGCTGAGCTGTTAGCTGTACGGTTTGCGGCAGCCTGTGGGTTATTGAAACGCGCACGAATTTCATCGAGCTTGCGCATTTCTTCTTCATCAATGCGCAATCCTGTGGACAACAGCGTTCTTAGGTATTCAAATGATACTCCAGCACGTCTAAAAACATCACCAATGGCAGTACCAAAATTAACTAATTTCTGCAAGCCATTATCGTAGTTTCCATCGCCTAAACTAGTTAAAAAGGCAACTATTCCTTTACCAATTTCCTCAGCCACATCACCGAAGGCTATTTTTAACGCGTCAATTTTACCTGCGTACGTCTCAGCGTTTCTTTGTGCCGCACCCGAATATTGTTTTCCTAATGCTGCTATTGCTTTTTCAAAACCCATAGCCTCTAATTCAGCTGTTGTGTAGGCTGTCTGCAATCTTCCTAAAGCTGTGAAGTTCCCGTTATATGCGCGGCTTAATGCGGTTGTGACTGATTGTAAATCGCGAGTTGTACCTTGGCTCAAATCCATCGCAACAGCCAATAAATTCATAGACTTTTCAGCATTTAAAGTGGTGCTAATCAATTGTGCAATAGCAGGTGATAACTCATCCTTGTTTATATTTGTGGCTTTTTCACTAGCTTCTAAGTAATCCTCAATGGCTTTAGTGTTATATGCCAAGCCAAGATTGCGCAAACTTGTAGCTAGTTTTTGCGCAGCACGATCTTCGGCGGCAAATGCTTCGACCGAACGGCGTAAAGCCTGAAAACCAGCAATAGCGATGAACGTGCGGCGAGCGGATCGTGTTAAATTATCAAACTTACGATTGAGGCTTGTTGTGCGCTTCTCAGCTGCCTTAAACCCTTTATCCTTGAACTCGGAAGCAATATCAATGCGGATATTTGACATTATGCCGCCCTTCTCATTGTCGAACGTTGCTTGAATAACCTAGCCGCTTTGTCAATGGCTTTGAACGTTGCATCCAACGCCTTACCGTTGTTTTCGGCATAAGCAGCATAGAGAAGACGACCTTTACCGCGGTTAAATTTGTCATATTGTTTTAATGGACCAACGCCATTCATAGACATAACAAAATCATAACCTGCCTGAGGATTGTTGCTTGAGCCATACAATTTATTATTTTTGCTATTCCTATTTCCTGCTTGTTCTCTACCAAATTTATTAAGACGACCCGCAGTTTCAACGATTGCTCCAACGGCTGATTTGTTTAGCAATGAATATAAGCTGGCAAACCCTTGACGGTTTCTTTTCTGTCTGCCGATTGAATAGGTCAAACCTTTACGGATTACACGACCATTGTATTTCGGGAACCCGCGCTCACGGCTTGTGCGTGATTTGGCTTCCATGCCGTTGTCATTCCAATTGTATAAACGTCCCGGCGCTTGTCCCGGAACTTTTGCTTGTGCATCCTTAACAACTTCTTTTAACGCCACCTTGATTTCAGCGTTCATTTCCTTCAATAGGTCAGGCGCGAACTTTCTGAGTGCTTTCTTTAACTCAGGTACGCCTTCTACTACGACCGGCATTTTTCCTATCTTCCGCCTGTTTCGAGATTACTGCATAAAACGCTTTCAGTAGATCCCTATCCATGTTGATGAATTCGCTAGGCGCGATACC